ATTTACAGACTTAGTACGAGCATCGAAATCTGTTTGCGATACTTTTTGCTTAATAAGATTGCTTGCAGCAGTAATTGCAGCCTTATTTGATGAGATATTACCATCGGCAGTTTTCTTATAAGCTGCAAGTTCTGTCTTAGCCTCATTGGCTGTTTGTTGAGCAGTTGATGTGGCCGTTTCCATTGTTTTGGTTTTAGCATTAAAATCAGAAGTAGAAACTTTAGTCTTGATAGCATTAGCATTAGCTAGAATATCAGCAGAATGCTTTGATAGGCTACCATCTGTTGCTTCCTTGTAAGCGGTTAGATTAATACCTGCTTGCTCAGCTGTTTGTTGAGCTGTTGATACTGCCTTATCTAATTCTCCAGTCTTTTTATCGTAATCTGTCCTTGATACTTTACTAGAAAGACCGTTCAAGGCATTGGTTGCGGTAGTTTGAGCAGTTGAAATCTTACCATCTGCATCTATCTTATTTTGTGAGATAGTAGATGTGACTCCATCAATTGATTCTTTGAAGTCTTTTCGAACAACACCATCGGCTGACTTAGCAGCAGCTATTGCGTCCTGCTTTGCCTGATCTATATCACCTTCAAGATCTGTTTTTGCAGTTGACAATGATTCATTTGCTGATTGGAGTGCATTTTGTGCTTCTGTTTTGGCATTAGTATTTGCTTGAGTAAAGAGGTCATCTGCATGATCGGTTGCCTTCTTAGCTAACTGCTTTGATTCATCTGATAGATTCTTGCGATCAAGAGCAGCTGTTTCAAGACGAGTATTAACATCTTGTTGAATTGCATCTGCCTTTTTATTTAGGTCATCTCGCTCAGTTTTTGCTGTTTGAAGTTGAGTATTTACATCAGATTTTATTGCTCCTACTTCACTGGCAATAGCTGTGTTAAGATTATCTGAATATTCTTTTGACGATTGAAGTACATCAGAGATTTGCTTATCCAGAAGTTCCTTAAACTTTGTAGAAATAACTTCAACCCATTCTCCATTATGGTAAACCATCATATAGCTTTCGCCATCTACTTCTTTATACCAAAGATCACCTTCATGAGGATTTCTTGGTTTCTTAGATCCGAAGAATAATTGGTTCTTTCCATTTGCAGAAATTACACTATTTCCAATCTCTTTAATTTGATTAAAAATATCTTGGTTTCTCTGAACAATAGACGCAACAATAGATGGTGAGGTATCTCCAAGTTTAAATGCAGTTACCTCTCCTGTAAGGTTATCAATTGTTCGTTCTGATACACGTAACTTGTTTGTGAAATCAAGCTTGCTAGAATATACAGATATTTGATCAAATAGTTTAACATCTGATAAGTCAATATCTAGTTCAATTGGATCAACCGTTACTGTCTGAGTTGGTCTATCTATTTTTGTTCGATTAAAATAGGTATTCGCCTCGTCTTGGGTTTTTACTTGTATTACTGTTCCAGCCCAATAATCGATGAACTTATTTGCATAACCTGATTCTACAACTTTACCTACTTGTGTTTCTTGAGTATCGTTTCCTTTTTCATCTTTAACCGGAAGTAATGGAATTATTCGGTTTACTATTTTTGTATAATCCGTTTTTACTTTGATTGCCTTTGTATTAAGGTCATCTCGTAGAACTATATCTGTTCGGTCTTTTCCTCGCCTAGAATATATTCTAATGTTGGTTAGACCATAGTAAATGTTTCCTCCTACCTTTTTGTTAAGTGCTTCTAGGAATTTACTAAAGTTTTCATAGGGTTGATCTTTTGTAAAATCTACTGCTTGTGATAAGTCAGATGTTAATTGGAACCATGATGGAAATCCTTTCATCTGAGCTTTTGCTGCATCAAGTGCTACTTGTACAGAATGGTACTCTTTGAACTTTCCACCATTTTCAAAAGACATACGTCCTAGTCGATCTGAATATGGAGTACCATAAATAGTTATTACTCCTGAATCATCTCGAATAGTATCTGTGATTTCAAATATAGCATAATCCGATGAATCAATTGATCGAGAAACTCGTACGAATCTTCCTTCGGTCAACTTGTTAGCAAGAAAGCCTCCTACTGGATATTGCAATTCTAATTTACTTGACTCATTACCTGTTGTGGAGGCGGTCTCAGTTGACGTTGAAGAAATGACATCGGATAGTACCCCCATTCCTTGCGAGAAGAAGTCGGTTGTACCCGCTTCGTATAGGGCAATGTTTGCCATTATAAGGCCCTCCTATTCCATCTTGGAGTTATTTTGACTGAATCAGCATTTTTGAAAGTGATCGTATTGCTTCCCTTGTGTAAGACTGGGAAATCAAGACCTACCGTTTTAGTTGGCATCGATGACTTTGGAATTGCTGAATCAGATGTAAGAGTTCCAGAAAATGATTTGTATTTGAATTCTGTTTGATTTATCTTTAACACAACATCACCCTTGTTTGAAGCTGTTATCACAATAAGAGGCAATGACTCATATTGGTAGGGATTTGTTAAAACAGATCCTGATGAAACAGTTTGTGAGGTTGACAGTGTTGTTGATAAGTATTTAAAAGGTAACAAAGATAGTTCCAAATCGAAAGTCATATAATCATTATTTGATTTATGATACTCAAATGTTGGAACTTTTTCAACAATTGCCTTGTAGGTGTATGTTGGATCATACCATGGAACGTAATTCACATAGTCTGAGGTATTAAGCCAATCAGCGACATCATCAATATGGCTTACATTCTTGATTTTAAACCATAATTCAAGTTTGATTGTCGTATTTGGATACGTGCCCATGGAACGATAAATTGATCCACTTCTATTTGATGGTTTCTCAATATTAAAATCTCTTGTAGGTGGTAATCTATCAGGCTTGTATTGTGCTAATATCCCAAATGACGTAGATGACTTTCCATTAAAAGTAAATGTTCCTGCATCCATATAGGTGCTCCTTTCTATTTATTCCTCCACCACCACTCGTTATGGTCAGCGTACCTTTTGTTTTTAGCGAAGTTTATCTAAGTTTTCAGCAATAGTTGGAGCCCATCGACGAGCTGTTACGTCGTCTAGTGTTCCGTATACTGTCATGTTTAGATTAATGTCTCCGGAAGTCTTGCTTGATAGTGCATTTAGCTTTGTATCTAAGTCACCGGTATCAAGTTGTACCTTTTGTGGTGTTTGACGACCGAATACTGACATCTTTGATTGATACCCATCTAGTGTTGCTTGTTGTCCTAGACGTATTTTGCCAATTGAAGCGTTTCGAATAGAACGTGAATCAAGAACTGGTGTAATGGTTGGAGTCATATCTAGATTGTTTTCTAGTGCATCTTGTGCTGCTGATCCAATATCGCCCATTGCCGATGTTACTCGATTTGCAAGGAATTCGGCCTTACTTGTCACAGCTGTAACTCGTTGGTCCATACCGATTGCTAGACCTTCTCCAGTCCAACGACCGATTTGTTTCATAACCCTTGATGGTGAACCAATCTTTAAATGTGATTTAACGGCGTTAACCGCACTGGCTGCAAGTTCCGCACCTTTTCTAGCTGCGCTACCTAACCATGATCCAATACCCGATACGAATGAAGAACCAAGGTTTTGTCCTGCACCATTGGCACCAGATGATCCAGATTTTGCTCCAGAAACACCTGAACTTCCAAGAGAATTACCTGTTGCGTTAATGGTTCCTTTTGTAGAACTCATACCAGAATTAAGATCTGAACCACCTTTACGCCCTGTACCGTTCATCCCATTAAGACCACTCTTTGCACCATTATGGCCTGAATTACCAACGGAATGTCCTGTTGAAGAAAGCTTTCCACTAAATGAACTAAGACCTCCATTAAGGTCAGAACCACCTTTTTTACCAGTATTCATCATTTGCATTAAGCCGCCTTTAGCACCTGCCGTACCAGCTTGTCCAGTAGCATTACCGGCACCTCGAGCTGCTCCAGATGCTGATGAAATACCACTAGCTAATTGATTACCTTTTTGAGAACCAAGAGCATTTGTATTTCCTGCTCCTGTAGCCATACCAGATCTAGAATTTGCACCTACTGTTTGGCCAGCACCATTTGCACTTCCCGATCCAGCACTAACACCTGCGGCATATGCTTGAGCTTTTGTCATACCTTTTAGGTTTAGATCTCCTGTACCAGTATCTATACCAGAACGAGTTTGAGAGCCTGCAGCTTGTCCTGCTGTATTGGCACCAACAGAACCACTTGTAATACCTCCGATAAAGTTTGACATCTTGGTATTTCCTTTACCAAACATGTCTCCCATACCTGCATCTATACCAGTAGAGGTATTTTGACCAGCTCCTTGTCCTGCGGTGTTAGCACCTATTGAACCAGAACCGATACCAGCTACAAGTGATTGCATCTTGGTATTTCCTTTACCGAACATGTCTCCGAATCCAGTATCAAGACCAGCGCTTGCTTGTTGACCTCCAGTAAGACCTGCTACGTTAAGTCCACCAAGTGATTGGCCAAATCCTTGTGTTAATTGTCCACCTTTGGTTGTTCCTTTGGTAAACATATCAGCCATACCAAGATCAACACCATCAGATGCGGCTTTACCATTCGCTTGACCTGCTGTATTGTTTGCACCCATTTGTGCCATAAGACCTGCTGCAGCATCGGAACCACCTTTAGCACCCTTTGAATGTGTATCTCCAAGTCCTTCGGTAATTCCATCTGATGCACCTTTTCCAAGGCCTTTACCAGCTTCATGCGCTCCAGTAGATGCTTGGTTAATCCCATCAATTGCATCTTGAGCTTGTTTGGCTGCTTTCGTACCAAGACCTGAACTGTCAATATCGTTGGCTGCTTCTCTAAACTTGCTACCAATACCGGGGATTGCTCCCATAGCGTCTAGTATCATTTTAACTGAGTTAATAACATCAGTTGCAAAGGCAACTACTCCAGCTCCAGCGACAGCAAGCCCTGCTCCGAAGACATGAAGTCCTGCTCCAAATACACCAATACCTGCTCCTGCAACTATAGCAGCAGCTCCTAAGGCTATAAGAGCTATTGATGCTACACCTATAACTAATGCAAATCCTGGTATAGAACCTGCTGCAGATCCAATTTGTTGAATGAATCCAGACAATGAAGCTCCAATCCCAGGTAGTAATGCTGAGAATCCAGCAACTTTATTACCTGCTAGGAATATTGCTAATCCAAACAGCGTAACTCCTGCAGCTGCAACAATCATTGCTAGGCCAAGGGCTGCGATACCTATAGCTGCAACTAATGCTCCAGCACCTATTAGGGTCAGTCCAGTTGCAAGACCGGTTGCTATTTGTAGGAATGGTTCAATTGCATCTTTAAGTGTATTCATAAGTGTGACAAATGTAACTAATCCAGCGGCTGCGATTGGAGCTGCAATACCTATAGCTGCTAGACCAACTGCAAATAACGTTAGTCCTGCTCCTGCTGCTATTAGTCCTACTCCTAGAATTCCTACTGCAATACCAAGAAGACCGATTGCAACCGATAATCCAGCTACAACGAGAATCATTAGAGCAAGTTCTCGTGCATTCTCTGCAACCATTGGAGCAAGTTGAACGAATCCAGCTATAATGATGGCCACGCCTGCTACTAATCCTGCTGCTGCAGTTGCAAATGCTACACCAAATACTGCAAGACCAACGGATCCTGCTAGAAGACCAGCTCCTAGTGCTAATACGGCCGCACCGAATAATGCTAGTGCTCCTGCGGTTGCGTATGCTTCAGGTGCTACTAACGATAGCAGTGCCATTGTTCCAACCATTATTCCCATTGCTGCTGCTAACCCAATAAGGCCTACAGCTAGATGCTCTGGTTTAATTGACGACAATGCTGCAATAGCCGCTGCCATTACAAGCATAGCTGCTGATAACGCAACAATAGCAGCTGCGGTTGCTCCTCCAATACCTTTAGAAGCCAATGATAATGCGGCAAGAACCCCAGTTACTGCTATAATAGAACCGACCATTGTTCCCATTGGGATTCTTGATATAACTGCCAACGAGGCAGCTAACCCAACCATTGCTAATGCCATTGAAGCTAATCCTAGACCAGCACTTGGTTTAATTGGATTTTTACTTACTACCAGTGATAGTCCCATTAATGACAATGTTAATGCTGTAAGTTGTCCTGCCATTTTCAACACGTTTAGATTCTGTATTGCAGTTAGTGCTCCAGAAAGAATAGAAATAGATGCTGCAAATGCTATTAGTCCTAGAGCAGATGCTGCTATTGCCTTTGGAGACATTGTCTTCAGGGCCATTGACATTAGTTTCATTTGAGCTGACATAATTACAGTCATTGATGCAACCGTAACTACTCCAGAGATTATCTTGTCTGTTGGAATTCCAGCCAGGATATCAAGAGCTTGTGAAAGTTCAAGAATAGCCTTTGCCCATGCAAGGATTAGACCTATTTTGACTATTCCCTTTGATAGAGTTGTCATGGCTGTTGAGATACTAGTGAACATTCCAGAAATAGATTGAGGAACTTTCTTAATTGCTCCCATTAGGGTGTCAGTGTCTTTCTTGAACTGTTGTAATACACCCGTAAAGGCAGTTAGATCTTTATTGATTACTGAGATTCCCTTCAAGGCAACTACAATGGATGCGAATGTAATAGCTGCTCGTTGAATTGCTGGTGAAGATAATACTTGTTGAAGATCTTTAAATTTACCAGTAATAAAATCAAGTGCATCACCGATTGGGTCTTTAGATGCTCGTACATTTGATGCTAGTTCTCCTAGACCACCATCTTTAGACTTTCCTGTTCCTCCAACTTCATCAGCAGATACAACAGGAGTCTTGAAGATGTCTTTTAGGTCATCCCATACTTTCTTAATACCTTCAAGAGATTTCTTTAGGAGCTTATTCTTATCTATCCAATCTACGACCTTGTCTGTAAATTCATGAAGTTGCTTTGCCCCATCTAGTGTACCTCGTGTGAAATCAAGGATGGCTTGCGTAGTGTTCTTAATCCATTGTTGCTTTCCAGGTTTAATTGAATCAAAGAAGTCTGTTGAACTTGAAGATAGCTTATCTATGAATTGCCATAAGCCTGTATCCTTTGGAACAAGTGCTTTCATTAGTTCAAGTGCAGAGTCTTTAACCTCTACGAAAATCTTCTTGATATTTCCCCATGCTTCTTTAAGGTCATCGATTGGTGATTGAAGCTTTCCAAACGTACTTGTAAATGATGTTTGAATTGCTTTTAATTCTCTATCGATGGCTCCTTTGGCTGCAGTGAAAGGTGTAACCAATAGTGTCTTAAGAGTGAGCCACTTTGACTTTATAGTGTCAGCAAGAGTCCATACATCATCTTTGGTTCCAACGGTCCAGTGTTTGATTACATCTGTTACTTTTCCAATAACTTTGCTTACAATATTATAGACACCTGTGAATACCTTACTGAAGACATCCACTATCTTTCCGATTACTTTGCTAGTTACATCGTAAACCGTTCTGAATGTTTTAGCAATGAAATCACCTAGCTTTGCAAATAGGTTGTTTAGTGGACCCATTTTTGATGCTAGTTTCGCAAGTATAGATGCTAAGAATTCAAATGCTTTTGGTAGTTTCTCTGTAAAGAATGTAAGTCCTGAATCACCGAGTGCTTTGAATGCTCGCTTTAGAAGACCAATTGGGCCTGCAGTGATAGTCTTGATTGAATCACCTATTGATTGTACAGACTTGACGATTCGTCCCATTGGTGCTGTTCCGTCTGCAGCTGTTTGACGCATTGCTTTTCCTATTTTTTGGAAATAGTTTGGAATTACTGAAACAACTTTGGAACCCCAGTTTTGTAGGCCAGTCCATACTCGTGTAGACTCATCATAACCACCAATGAGTGATTCCCACATGTTTGCAAATCCTGAACCAGCTGCTTCACCAATAGCATCCATTGCATCACCAAATGTGTGTGCTTGGGTTGCCATCTTTTCCATTGACTTATCGTTTGCAAACTTTGAAAGAGTCTTGGTAAGAACTTCAGATGTAATCCAACCATCTTGTAACGAGTCACGGAATGATACAGACATATCTCGTCCATGACCCAATTCTACAGCTGTTTGTTCAAGCGCCTTCTGGAATTTCTTTCCACCCATTCCAGCATTAACAACTGAGTTCCAGTCTTGTAGATTTACCCTACCAGAAGCAATAGCTTGTGACAATTGGTACATCGCTGTTCCTGCTTGTTGAGAATTAGATCCAACAGTTGCAGCAAGATTGGCAATACCCTTGATTGACTTAGCTGAAGTATCAAGATCGACACCAGCAGCCGTAAAGGTTCCGATGTTTTTAGTCATGTCTGAGAAAGAGTAAACGGTCTTATCGGCATATGTATTCATATCGTTAAGAACATCGTTGATCTTCCCCATCCCAGCACCGGTGTTAGCCTGGATAGTTCCAATAGCTTTCATCTTTTCTTGATACTCGTTGAAACCATCCATAACTGGATCAAGAGTAAATGATTTAAGAAGACGTGCTCCTTGCTGAACTGCTTGAGAACCGATACTTAATAGGGCACCGGTTGCTACAGTCTTTAGGGCGCTAAAACTTGAAGATACTTTACTTGCTGTGTCCGAGGTAGTTGCTATAGCTTTAGACGCATTTTGAGCACCTCGTGTAACATTGTCCAGGTCATTGCTTGAACCTAGTTTTGATAATCCTGAGAAGAAGCTTGACAATGATGCTCGTGACTTTTTAAGGGCTCCTTCGAATCCTCCGTTTTGGAGCTCTAGTTTTACGATTCGTTCATCAACTGTTGACATTACCATTTACCTCCATTCATCCAATTTATGGCTTCGAACTGAAGTATACCGGCATGTACCGATGGTCTGATATAATGTCGACCAGCAACATAACCACCATTCCTAGTTCCGTGTCCTCGATCAAGCATCATTGCAAGATTTCCAGGGACCTCGGGGTGTGCATCGTTGATAAGGTATAAGACCCATCCATTTGATGTCTTTTGGACTTCATGCTTCCATCCACTTGCTGTTTCTCCAGATTCTTTAGGAGTTGCATTGGATGCTGCATGAGCCATTTGTGATCCTACATTATTTAATTTTTTTGAGGGGTTAATTTTCATCATGCGGTCCATCCACTGTTCTGTGTCTCCTGATGTACTGCTGACGGTAATAACTGCTTTCATATAATTACCCTCTTGAGTGCATTTCTGCCCTTCTTTTCTGATTTAATGCTCTGTATTCAGATGCGACTTGATTTCGAGATTTCTTTTTCTTATCTGGATTAGAGCGTTCACCTATAATTTCGAGAACATTCAATAGTCGATTTAGATTCCATGTCTCTGCAGAGTAAGGCACTTGAGCCATTGCCATTGAAGCATAAATCGTTTCTGAAGTTACGAAGCTAGATGACTGATGAGTTTGAGCCATGCGTTTAATTTTTGTTGCTGTTGGATTATCTACAATGTATTCCGATATTTGGTTTACCAAGTCTATTGTTACAAGACGAGGATCCATTGTGCCTGATAATTCCATCATAAGTGCATAGTCTGCAAACTCTTCTACTGTGTGCTCCTTCCTATCTAGTAAAGGTTTACGGTGTTTTGCTTCCCATTGAGCTAGGGATAATAATGAGTGCTCAAAAAAGAAGTCACCACCTTTTACTACGAAGAACTGGGATGTCTCTCCATTAAAAAATTCCACATCTGGAACATGTATTTTAATTGGCATGCTTATTCTCCTTATTACCTTTTACGTCTGGGCCCTATTCTTTTATATATTAATAATAAGCAATAATATTACCAACAATTAGAAATAGGGTAACAGGGTAATATAATCCTCCACCACCACTGCTTTAGGTGAGCGTACCTTTGGTTCTCTTCTAACCTTTTAGACTATTTAAGCACGAGGGGCTTGACTTAAAGGCTTATTCTTTGATTGGTCTTGTGGGACTCCATCGATGAATGCGCGCATTGTAGCTTCATCCGTTAATAATGTATTAAACAATGCATCATAGATAACTGAATTTGCAAAGTTTTCTTTGATTTCTGGTGACTTCTTGAATGTAATACCATCAGCATCACGTTCTCCATATGCCGATAGAATAATGTTATCGATAAACTTGAATTGCTTGTGCAAATCTCCTCCATCTGTAATTACCTTGGCAACCTCTTCTAAGTCGGCAGAACGAGGTGCATATTGAGTTGCAATATCAAGAACCTCACGTCGGTTCAAGTTAAACCATGCAGTTGCTTTTTGTTCTTCACCATTGAAGTTTGTGTATTTGATTTCTTGCTTGTACATATTATTATTCTCCTGTTTAAATAAATCTAAAAAAGTTAGTTGTCGTTAAGAGTAGATTAATGCCTAATTATTTTTGTAATCTAGTTTCGTCAGTTAGGGCCTCGTCAGTCCTAGCCTTTACTCGCTGCAGTAGCAACCAACGTCTTAATCTCATCTGGCATTGGTAGCGTTCCATCTACAGCATACAATGCATTTTCTAATGCTTTTAGACCTGCTTCAGATACCTTAGTTGAGTCAACCGTTACTACGGCTGTAGGTTGCATACCTGGGATGTTAATTGGGTTTGTAACAAAGTCCCACTCTAACTCGACAGCTGATGGGTCATCATTGATTGACTCGTAAGCCTTCTCTGATGGTTGTACCTTTGCTCCATAAACAATGTGAATCTTGTAACCATATGACTCGTTAGCAACATCGTTACCAATACGAGTACGGTATGCAAATGCGAATGTCTTACGGGTTTGTTGTTGAATTGTAACACCTTCAGCAAGTTCTGCTTCACCATTTGCTTCTGCAAATTCATCTGGATATGAGTATGCTCCAATAGTACCCTTAAAGTTTTCAGCTGAGAACAATGATAGGTACTTAATATTATCTGCATATAATGGGCTTTCTTCTGCCCCATCAGGTGCTTCAGTAACAGTACGTAATCCAGTCCATGATGCTGGAGTTCCATAGTTTCCCGTATTATCCATCAACCAGATGACTCCTCGGTCAGTACCTGTTTCATATAAGTGTGTACCAACTTCATCCCATTTAATTAATCCTGCCATTCTATTGGCCTCCTATTGTTTGTTAGTTTGTGATATCGAAATAAATATTGTATAGTCCATCGTTTACTGCCGTATTGACTAGTTTACAATATCGTAATCCCATAAAGTCTTTAATACGGTTCTCAAGGTCTGATGCCCGAGTAGTTATATATGTTGCATGGTAAACCAGTGCGAGTTTATATAGGTTATCGTCTGCATACTTAGCTTGAGCACCATCAATCTCGTAGACTATTGCTGGATACTTAATCTTAACATTGTCTGGTGGCTGAAAGTAAACATTTGGAGCTATACTTTCTAATTGTTTGTGAAGTTCAAGTCTAGATTTCATCGACCACGTCCTCTGATCCATGCTCATAAAAGTCACCTAACGAAAGGATTAAGCGAGGTCTTTCGATCTGTACTTCAGATACCTTCCATAGACGACCCATGTATGAAGCATACTTAATATTCGAAACGTTCTCGAAAGTATAGGCATCTGCAACCACTGAAATTCTGTTAGCAACAGTAATAGTGTCATTAACAGTAGACCCATTTTGACGTCTATAGTCTTTTCCAAGATCTACTCCTGTCATGTGGTGGTCATGGTATACAGACTGCCAGATACCTGGTGATGTTTCTTGTTGCTCGTCTTGAAAACCAATGATTCCAGAATACCTAGTCATATCTAGGCTCCTGCTTGTGTAATGGTAATCTTAGAAGTAGAATTATCTGATAGGGTTAACGTTCCTCCAGTTACCTTACCTGCTTCATCTACTGTCAATGCTAGAGACTTTACTGATTTACCATCGGTACCCTTTGCTGCTTTTTTGTTAATAGCTGCTCCAAGTTCATTCAAAGCTGCTGATGTAATCTCTTCCTTTGGTTCCCAATCTGTTTTAGCTGGCATAGCTTCCTCCTATTAGTGTTCTAATACTGATTCGTCTGTTAATGCTTCGTCAGTGTTAGGCTTCGCCTTTACTCGGTTCCTTTGGTTGGAATTTTGGGTTGTCACCCTTTGGAGTTGTTGGGGCGAAACTAGTACCTTCCTTTTGGAATACAGCGAATGAACGTGGAGTAGTGATCATACCACAAACACGAGTTTCGATTAGGTACTTGTACTTGTTGTAGTCAATATCAAAGTCGTCAGCAGTGAAGATTTGTCCACCCTTTGGAGCTGAAACAGTGTAGTCTTGTAAGTTACCCAAGATAGCTGTTCCTTCTGGCAAGAATGAAGTTTCAACAACACCTGCAACACGCATTTGTGACTTCAATGATTCTTCAGTCCAGATGTAACGACCAGTGGTATCCTTGATCAACATTAAGTCATCCAAAAGACCTACTGAAGTGTAAAGAGTACGGTTTCCTGCACCCAACATGTCCTTACGAATAGTCATTACCTTTTCGATAAAGTCATTTGAGTCCTTGAATGTACGCTTTAATGTATAGAAGTCATCATCAGTCATGATTGGCTTTAACTTTGTATCGTCAATCTTATCTGGGTTTGGTTCGCCATCAGATCCAACTGCATCACGTCCATCACCAACCAAGATAGCACGAGCAATTTCCTCATTAAGGAACATACGCATTTCTTGCCAGTAGAATCGAACCAAATCAAAGTCTTCTAAGTCAAGAAGATCATCTCGGTCCAAACCTTGCTTCTTGTAAATAGTAGTAACGTTCGTATCACGAGATAGCAAGTTGAATGCTTGTTCCTTCTTGAAGTTACCCTTGATGTAACCCTTTGCACGTAGGTTCTCGTATACTTCTCCTTGAGTCATACCCAAATCAGCGAAGCGAACCTTAATGTGTCCCTTAGGATACTTACGAACTCCTGCCAAGATAGCATCAGTAGATGTTTGTTGGTCATGAAGTGATTGGATTCCACCAGGAGTTACATTGACTGCTTCTGGGAATAATGTTTGAATATCCTTTACACCGTGCTCGATAATTGCGTCATGTAATGAACCGCTTTCTTTAGCCTCAGCAAAGATTTCCTTTACATCGTCACTATGTAGGACAATGTCATCGTTTTTGCCATTCTTGTTGGCTTCAAAAATGTTATGTGCCATGCTTTCTGATCCCTCGTTGTTTTCTGAACCTTCTTCTGGTTCGGCTTTAGTGTCTTTTGAATTATCCTTTGTTTCCTCAGATTTATCGGAATCTTTTTCTTTGCCTTTATCTTCTTCTTTGGACTCATCCTCTTCGTCAGTCATAAGAATTTGTTGAACGACTGCAACTTGGTCTTCTCTCATAGATCCA